CGACAATAGGGCCGACTATGTAACCGGCACAATTGTTTCGGCGGTTAAAACAGACGTTAAAAGTTTATTAACTTCTTATAAAATGATGTTTATTTAATGCAATCAGGTAAATTAGATATAAGGATAACGGTAAGCACTTACACAAGCGTTTCAGATGGTTATGGTGGCTTCAACAACACGATAGCCTCAACAAACACTTATTGGTGTAATTTCGTTCCAATAAGCGGCGAAATAAGCCAAATAAACGGAAAAAGAACACTTAGCACCGAGGTTATAATAACCATGCGCAAATTGACTGCCGATAATATTAACCTTGGCGATACATTTGTTTTAGAGGGCCAAACGGAAATTTACCGCATAAATGATAAGTTTGAAACAGATTTGGCATTTTATACTCAATTAATAGCTACAAAAATAGATTAATGATAGGAGCCAGGATAGTTAGCGCTGATTTAGCACGATTAAATTCTAAGATTACTAAGTTAAAAATACTTAGCGAAAAGGAATTGTCTAAAGAAGTGGCTTCTATTGCCTTTGATGTTGCTAGAATAGCTAAACAAAGCGTCGTAGTAGATACTGGAAATTTAAAACAAAATATTACAGTAGAAGCCAAAGGCAAAACATTAGCGATTGTAGCAAAGGCTCCTTACGCGCCTTATGTTGAGTTTGGAACCGGAGGCAAAAGAAATTTTAGCGATTTAATAGAGTTGGGAATACCAACATCTTATGCAGAAAGGTTTAGGGGCAAAGATATAAGATCAGTAAACCTGCCAGCAAGGCCGTTTTTATTTAGTAGCGCAAGAATAGGATTGTCAAAAGGACTAGAAAAAATAGAAAACAAAATTAAAAAACTTTTAAGGTAATGTTAGAGTGTATTCATTTTGTGAGAAAGGCGATTATCGCAAAATTAACCGGGCAGATTGTTTTGAATGGTTCTTCTTTACAAATTTACAATAGGGTTCCTAGCAATGCGGTTACGCCTTATATTATAGTGTACAGCGTTTCTAATAACGAAACAGATCAAAACCAAACTAGCTTAACGATGCAAGTTTTAACCCGCATAGAGGTGGTTACTAAGTTTGTAGGAAGCAATGGCGGTGAATTGGATAGTAATTTAGCAATGAGCGCTATTTTAGCTTTAGTTAGAACACGATCCGAAGGGTATTTTGATTTAAATGCCGACGGTTTTAAAGTTTACACTAGCGAAAATGAAGGGATTACTTATTTAGAAGAAGATTTAAAAGACCATACATATTATAGGGCAATATTAGAACTTTCAAACAAGGTTCAGCCTATTTAATTTTATAAAAATGACTACAACTGACTTAAAAATTGCTTTTATTAATGTAATAGCATTGGGTTTTAATTTTATGCAAATAGACTTATTGCTAAAAATAGTATTAACGGCGGTTGCTATTGGCTACACAGCCCACAAATGGTATTTAATGTATAAAAAAAATAAATGAAAAACTTAGTTGCAAGTTGGAAAACCACCCTATTGGGCCTCTTAATTATAGGGGCCGGAATTACTTATATTTTTATCGTAGAAGATAGTAAGGTGTTTCAATTTGCAATACTATTAATCGTAGGCATTGGTTTTTTATTTGCTCCAGATACTATCATTGACGGTTTAAGGTCATTAATAAAAAACAATAAAGACAAAAAATTTTAGCTTATTTAGTACAATTATGTATATATAAGCAATAAAAGCATATAAATTAATTTAAAAAACAATAAAGACAAAAAATTTTAGAAGATGAAAGCAATACTTATTAGAGAAAATTTCCAAGATTTGCAAGTTACCGGATCGTTTGAATTGTTTGATAATAAAGACAAAAAAGTTTTTAGTTGTAAGAATTTAGAGTTGCCTTGGCTAAAAAATAAAAGTCAAAAAAGTTGTATTCCAGAAGGAGAATATAAGGTTGTTAATAGGCAGAGCGCCCAATACGGAAACCATTACCATGTTTTAGACGTAAAAAATAGAACTTTTATATTGATTCACCCGGGAAATTATAATTTTGAGATAAAGGGGTGTATATTATTAGGCGAAAAATTAACTGATATTAATGGCGATAGCTACAAAGACGTAACTAATAGCGTTAAAACCATTAAAAAGTTGCTTAAATTGGCCCCTAAAGGCTTTAATTTAGAGATAAAAAGCAAACCCAAAAAAAATGAAATACTTTAGTTTAATATTTTTACTTTTATTTCTAAGTTGTGCGGCAAAAAAAACCACAAAACAAACAAAAGAAATTGTAAAAAACGATACAATTATTATAACAAAAGACCGCTATATTTTTAAAGCGGTAAAAGATAGTTTTTTAATAGAAAGCCCATGCGATACATTAGGCATTTTAAAGCCTTTTAAACAGCGATTAGTGACCGCACAAGGAAACATAACGATAGAGGGTAAAAACAACACTATAACGGCTAAAATTAACTTAGATAGCATAGTGCAAAGTATTGAAAAGAAATACAAAAGCACAATAGTAAAAAGCACCGAAAAACAAGCTATTGAGATTGTAAGATATAAAACGCCTCTTTGGTTAATTGTTGCGGCGGCATTTTCTATTTTGCTTAATTTTGTTCTAATAAAAAAATAGTCTTTAGTTTATTATCTTTGTAACATAAAAATAAAATTATGGCTTCATTAACGGGCAAAACAATTTCAAGTACTTACGACGGCTTACTTAAAACAATAGACGATAGCGCCTTAACCTCAACGCCTAAATTATTAACCGACGGTTTAGGCAATTCTTCGGGGGTTGCTTTTGACACGAACGGAAATATAACAATAGAAGGCGATTTTAACGCATTAGGCGGCATTAAAGATAGTGCTGGAAACTTAGGAACCGCCGGGCAGGTCTTAGCTTCAGACGGAACCTTAACCGAGTGGATTGATTTAGAAGTTAGCGGAACAATTAACGAAAACGGGCAGGCTAGTTTATTAAAATATTGGTCGGGAACACAAGGAGAATACGACGCTTTAACGCCAGACGCTAATACTATTTACTTTATTTCGTAATATGGGAATTTATAAAAACACAACGCAACTATCAAAAGTCTATAAAGGGGCTACTGAATTATCTGCTGTTTACTTTGGGGCAAATTTAATATTTCCTATTATAACAGACTACTCTATTGACTTTTTAGTTGTTGCTGGCGGCGCTTCCGGAGGTAGTAACGGAGGAGGAGGAGGAGCGGGTGGATATAGAAATTCATATAATTCTGAAACCTCTGGGGGTGGCGGAGCAAGTGAAACCTCTTTAACTTTAAGTACCGGGGTTTCTTATACAGTAACCATAGGCGGGGGAGGGGCTATTATTCAATACCCTAGCCAATACCAATATGTAGGCGAGAATGGGGCTGATTCAGTTTTTAGCACAATAACATCTATAGGAGGAGGAGGAGGAGGATCAAATTCTAATCTTGCTGTTTCCGGGGGTAGTGCGGGAGGGCAAGGAACTACTAACACAGGAACAAGAGGCCCCGTATCTGGAACTTCTGGTCAAGGATATGCCGGAGGAGGAACATCAATGACCGCTCATCCTTATTCTGGCGCAGGTGGTGGTGGCGCAAGCGCGGACGGAATTACTGCTACTGCATCTGGAGGCGCAGGCGGAAATGGATTAGCTTCGGCAATAACAGGATCTTCAATTACTAGAGCCGGAGGCGGGGGAGGTACAGCAGGTACTGGAATTGGAGGAAACACTGCTGGGGCCGGGGGCTCTGGGGGTGGCGGTAATGGCGGTTTATCAACAACAAATGGGACTAATGCCTCTGTAAACACCGGATCTGGCGGCGGAGGTAGTGGGGATGGTAAAAACAGTGGAGCGGGTGGATCTGGAGTAGTAATACTAAGAATGCCAACGGCAAACTACTCAAACACCACGACTGGAAGCCCTACGGTTACAACAGACGGAACAGACACGATTTTAACATATAACTCAAGCGGAACATATACCGCATAACAACTATGGCACACTACGCAAAAGTATCAAATGGAATAGTAACTAAAGTAATAGTTGCTGAGGCTGATTTTTTTAACAACTTTGTTGATGACTCTCCAGGTCAATGGTTACAGACATCGTACAACACAAGAGGAGGCAAGCACTACGACCCAACAACTGGGTTAGAGTCTACGTCAACACCTCTTAGAAAAAACTACGCTGGAATAGGTTTCTCGTACAACAATACGCTAGATGCTTTTATTCCTGCAAAACCTTTTAATAGCTGGATTTTAAACGAGGAAACTTGTTTATGGGATTCTCCTATTGAATACCCAACAGATGGTAAAATGTACTCTTGGAGTGAAGAAGAATTAAACTGGATTGAATTTAATAAATAAAATATGACTACTTCTGACATTAAAACATCTTTTATAAATGTTATAACATTAGGCTTTAATTAATAAGAAAAAAATATATTATCTTTACAAAAAATAAATCTTTAAATTAAAAATATGGCTACTACCGGAGTATTTAATGGAACCAACTTACTTTTGAAAGTAGAAGGTGACACAATAGGACATACAACTTCATGTTCCCTTACAATTTCGCACGATTTACCAGATGCAACCACAAAAGACAGCAATGGATTTTCTGAAGTTATTTCAGGACTTAGAAGCGGCGAGATTTCTTTTGAGGGGCTTGTTGATTATTCAGATGCAGCAAGCGCAATTGAATTAATTGACTATATTCTAAACAGAACCGTTGTAACGTGTGTTTTCGGAACTTCGACAACTGGTGATGCTATTTATACCGCTGAAGGTTTTATTTCTTCAGTAGAACAAAGCGCAGAAATGGAAAGCACCGTTTCTTATTCGGGTTCGATAACTCTTACCGGCGCGATTGTAAAATCTGCAAATGTATAATTGACAATAAATAATAATATAAAAGGCGGTCATAAAGGCTGCCTTTTTTTTGGTTAAATTTTAAAAAAAGGAAAAATGGTAAACAAACAAAGGGGGTTTTTCGCTATTAAATTAGGCGGCAAACAAAGAACAATGCACTTTTCAATGAATTTTTGGGCAGCTTTTACAGACGAATTAGGCATTTCAATAGGCCAAATCGACAAAGTATTTAGCGCCGAAATGAATTTCAATACATTAAGAGCCTTAGTGTACGCCGGAATTTTAGCTTATGACCAAGAAGAAGGAAATTCAATTGATTACAATGTCTATAAAGTGGGCGCTTGGTGTGATGAATTAACAACCGAAGATTTTACAAATATTACAAACGCGCTTGCTCAAAGCCGTATTTTAGGTAATGATTTAAACGGCGGTTTAAGGGGTGCGGATCCAAAAGGGGCGGTAAAACCAAAAAAAGCATAAGCCCAATTGATTGGAACACCTTATTGGATTTCTATATTGGACAAGCCGGAATAGAACCTCATAAATTTTGGGGCCAAACATGGAAAGAAAACGCTTTGTTGGGCGAAAGTTATATCATAAAAACAAATTTAAATTGGGAAATGACGCGGTATTTAGCATCGTGGATTCACAACACCAACATAACTAAAAAAGGCGATGCAAAGCGGCCCGATCAGTTATTTTCTTTGCCGCAAGATTCAATAAGCAAAACAAACAAAGAACCGCAAAGCACAAAAGAACAAAAAGAAGCCTTTGAGGCTAAAGTGAATAAGCTGCTTTTTTAAATTGTGTTTTTTTGGTTATTTTTGTAAAATATATTTTTAGATATGGCATCAAATGAATTAAAGGTAATATTAACCGGTGACGCTACTAAATTAAGCGCTTCATTAAACGCCGCTGAAAAGAAATTAAAATCTTTTGGTGATTCAGCGACTAAAATAGGCAAATCAATGAGCCTTTTTGTAACGGCTCCAATTATATTAGCCGGGGGCGCTGCAATTAAAATGGCTTCCGATTTTCAAGAAAGCCTTAATAAAGTTGATGTAGCTTTTAAAGGTTCTTCTAATGAGGTTCGAGATTTTGCTAAAACAACTTTAGAAAGTTTTGGTATTGCCGAGGGTACGGCCCTAGACATGGCAGCGTTGTTTGGCGATATGGCCACTTCAATGGGCGTTAGCACTTCCGAAGCCGCAAAATTATCTACTTCTTTAGTGGGATTGGCTGGTGATTTAGCTTCTTTTAAGAACATGAACATTG